GCATGAACTTCTTCAAGTTCTGATTTCTTGTACTCTAGCATACCATGATTGGTATGTTCTTTACCGTCTTTAGGATCAAGATAAACTTCATGATCTAAATCGTGTTTAATAGTAGTCATAGTTTTTGCTCCTATTTGTTTCCTAAGTTTACTTGTCGTCTAGTAGCTTCACTGTCAGGTAGAGATGTACCTCCATATGAATCTCTAGTTAGTGTTACTTTGGTATTCAACTTATCTCTATTTAGTGTATGATGTACAGAGTTTACCAAGTAACGACCACTCATTCGTTTGTCTTCTTTAACATTGCCATTGTTTACGTTCGGAGATGGTATCGAAACATTAATAATGCTACCAGCACGAAGATCTAAATCGCCTGGAATTGCAATGTCAAGTTTATTATACTCCATAAAGTAAAATCTGTACAGAGCTTTTTCATACATCTTATTCTTTTGATCAACCCACTCGTCTTCAGTGAGTTCTCCCTTTTCTTCAAGGTCTTCCCATTTACCAAATGTATTCACAGTTGTAGGTCGATAGACCATTCTTCCAGAACCTAATGCAAAGTTGACAGGCGCATCAGTTCTGTATGGTTTAAGATCTCCTAGATGAACACTATCATCCCAGAAATCATCAGCAGTTGTTCTAAAAATTCGATATGATCTTGTATTGATATCAACATAACAGGCATCATGAGCAAAACCTCCTGCTCTTGCATCATTAAACACATTAAATGCTTTTGGTGATGCATATTTTTTAATTCTACGTTGTGTATCATCTATCGCAGCATTTGCTTGTACATAACTATACTTAACACTATTTGAAGGGTAAGGTGTTTGATTAAACAAAGTATCTACAGATTTAAAGTTATATTTTTCAAAACCCTCCCAGAATAAGTATCCAACAGAATCTTTATGTTCAGTTGCAACTGTTCTTGGTCTAAACCATGCACAAGTATCAAAGAATCTCCAGTTTGGTACATACATATCAAACTTGTGAAGAGTCTCATCAAAATTGAGTTTCTTTTCAGTAATAACCTCTAACTTATCTGATACAAATTCATGTGCTTTAACACCATCTAATCTTTCTGTGATTCTATATGTTTCATTGACTAGTGCTTCTCGACTACAACAATGTAAGATATAGACTTGATTCTTCTCCATCATAGTTCTACCATCTACACTATAGACAACGAACTCTAATGTATATGAGGTCTTAGCGGTTGAAACAACCATTCTAATTTTTTCCTGACCCATGATAGGAAGTTTTTCTATCAAGTTCTCACCAATATCTTGCATAACTACACTACAATATAAACTTGTAGATAGAACACTCTCTTTAATATTAATTTCAGCAATCAACTCCTTAATATCTATAGCCGATCCAGCATACTCTGAACCCTTTGCTACAGGAGTTAGAGTAATACTCTTTAATTTAAAATCGCCTTCAAATTGTTGTGTCATTTAATTATTTTAGAGTGAGGAATTTTCCTTAATGTTATTACCATCACCAGTAAATGTTGAGTTAACAGTTGTGCTGTTAACATGTGTAGATCCACCAACACTAGCTATGGCAATTTGAGTATTACCATTATTAATCTTTCCATCTAATAATTTATTTTTACTTCCATTTTCCATACTATCAGTTCGAGAAATGTATTTACCATTTTTTATAATAGGATCTTTGAATCCAAGACTCTCAATAATAGAAGCATTATTATGAGATGAAGCTTTAGTACCACCAAATCCTCTTTGTACAGTGATTGTATTGAATTGATCTTTTATTTTGTTTTTATGTGTATTAGATGTATGTTTGATGGTTCTGAAATTAGTTGTTAATACTTTCATTACTTCGTCACCAATTTTAATATAATGACCAGATTTTAAATCCTTAGAGTTCAATCCGACAACCTTAAATTCAGTTTCATCAGCAAGAATACCTCCTCCAAATTGTCTTAACATCATCTGTTCAGATTTAAGATTACTAAGTTCCCAACTCTCAAGTGCTCTATCTACAAATGCATCTTGTTCATCACCTGTCAATCCTTTTTTCTCTGCTTCCTTAAGTGCTTTTTCAAGAGCTCTTTGCTTGGATCTTTCCTGTGCTGTTACTGGATCAAGCTTACCATCTTTACCATGTTTTATAAACTGATAAATTCTTCCACCTAACCAATCACCTATCAGTCCTCCTAAGAATCCACCAAGAAGTGTTCCAACGCCAGGAAAAAGTAATGTACCTAGACCAGCACCCATCCATTGTCCTAGACCAGCACCCATTGCTTTAATGATTGCTTCATCCCAAGGATCACCAAAAGCTCTGTTGATAACCACACTAAGAAAAGGTCCTATAAGAGGTACTTTATTAACAAATTTTTTAAAAGGTTTTGTTATAGTTTTTAATGCAGTTTTAACTCCTTTACCACCACCAGACTTAGCAAATAAAAGTAATTTTTTTGAGATTGCTTGTATAATACTATTACCTTTTAAAAATTTGGTTCCAGATATCGAAATTTTCTTTAAAATTTTTGAAACTAATTGTTTGACTTGAGGAATTTTAAATGTTTTACTAAATTTTTTTGAGATGTTTTCTAATACTTTAGATGTTTTTGGAAACAAAAACTTCAAACCTTTTCCAAGTCCTTGTTTCTGCCACTTTTTAAAAAAGACTTTTAAGATTCTAAAATTTCTAGGGCCACCTTTAATTAATTTGTAGGCATGTTTAAATGCCTTTAATGGATTCAGTGCATAAAACAATCCAACAGCACCAGTTACCATCTGAAAGAATCCTACAAATCTTTCTAAGATACTATCACCAGCAATCAGTTTATTAAATCCTGTAAAAAAGTTATCAACAGATCCAGTAACAAACCAGTCAATAAATTTAAGAACTGATTTTAGACCTGTTACTATTCCAGTTAATAGTTTTTGATTACTAGGATCAGCAACCCAATTCAATGCAAGAAAACCTAAAAGATCTCCTAATGCACCAAACAAATTACCTCCTAACTTTGAAGCACTTTGCTTTATACCACTACCAACTGAACCTAAGAAAGAAGTTTGTTCTTGTTTCTCTTCTTCATTTCTTGCTTTTTGTTTTGATTTTTGTCGATCAAGTAATCTAAAATATTTTGATTCTAATTTATCTCTTTGTATTCTCTTTCTCATTAAAAGAAGAGCAGATCTTCTCATAGATCTACCAGCATCTACAGACTTCTCTGTAACAGTTTCACCACTCGTCAATCTCTGAGTTGGTTTACTTAAAGCAGAAGACTTGTTTCCTTTATAGAGTGTAATACCAGAGGTAATTGCCATCAGTATCTAACTCCAAAAAGACATTGATCAATTGGTGGTTCACAATTACCTAGAGAATCACTATCAAAGGCAGTTTGTTCTGCATTAGATGTGAAGTGTGATCCTTGTTCATGTACAACCACTTGATCAACACCGTTTCCTACTACTATATTATTACTTACAACTTGAGCGAGTTCTAATCTATTACCAGATCCATTAGTTAAACTTGGAATAATCATACCACCAGTTTCAAACTTTGGAGCAACTGTAATCTGTGGATTGACCTGAGTAGTTTTAATTAGATTACCAGCACTAAATTTAGGACCTACATAACCTCCAAACTTATATGATGGTCTAGGTTTAGCAGCAGTGCTACCACCTCTAGCAGGAAAAGTGCCGAAGTTCATTGAGTCAAGAAAACCTGGCATAGTTTTTTCAATACCAGCAGTTGCATTTCTGTTTAAAACATACTCTCCACCTTCAGCCTCAATTGGAACTCCACCACCACTATGTCTAGGGCCTGTTAAGTATCCACCTTTTTCTGCCTTCTCACCCTCTTCTACAAATAATTCTTTATCATTTTCACCATCATCAAATCCAAATAGTTTTTTTACTCTCGTAAACACACCTGATACTACCTCAGTAAAGAGATTAGGTAAATCTTCAGTAAGAAAATTGGTTAAAGGTTCAAAGAATTTACTAATTCCTTCACCTATTCCAGCAAACATATCTGGTAGTTCTACTAAAAGAAAATTCTTTACATCCTCAAATAATTTTGGTATACCTTCAGTAAATATTTTTGTAACATCTGTAAAGAGTGCTTTTATTTCTTCAACATCAAACCATTCAAAACTAAAGAACTCTCCAATTTTATTAACAGTCTGTTTGATGATGTTAATTCCATCTCCTATTTTTTCAACTGTAAAACTAATTCCAGCACCAATTCCTTTTACAATTTTTCCAACAAACTCAACTACTCCTGTAAAAAAGTTAACAAAGGTTGTAACTTTTGCATGGTTAGTTGGATCTCCCAACCATTCTAATAATTTAAATCCTACAAATGCCTTTCCAAACGTCATCAAGAAGTCAAATATACCACCAGCTTTCTTCTTAATACCTTTCATCAAACCACTATCTCTCTTTCTTCTACCTTTTACCTTACCTCTTTCTTGTTTCTTCTCTTCTGCTTCTGATGAATCTGTATCTATATCTCTTGCAGTTCCTAAAATTCTATCATGTAATCGATCAATCGCATTGTTCTCAAGAACCAATAACTTCTCCAGATATTGTGTTACTTTTGCTAAATGATTCGTTAGTTTTCCAGTTGCACTTCCACCATCTGATTCTCCAGCTGGTAATGCAAGTCTAGCAGCAGTGGGTGTATTCTTTACTGATTTTGTACCTAATGTAAATCCTTTAAATCTTGCTTTTCTTTCGCCTGGTGAAAGATATTCACCCTTCTCACCTACGCCCATGACTCTTGCCTGATAGTCAGCAGAAGTCTTACCAGTCATTCCTTTGGCAAACTTTTTAAGTCCAGCACCTTTTTTCACCACACTACTCATGGTTGATTTTGCTGAATTTAAGAAACCTTTAATCATTGTGACTGGCGATTTTTAAGTTTTTCGTTTTCTTCTTCTATATAATCAACAAGTTGTTGAACATAAACTTCTCTTTCCCATGGCAACATATTCTCAAGTGTTTCAAGACTCCATTTATGGTGTTGAACCATTACGAAATTAGTTCGATAGTAATTCTCTAATGATTCATGGGCCAACACTAGTCGAAAAAACTTGAGAGACCCTCAATTACTACTTCAGATTTAACCTTCGTATTTGGATTAGTAACTTCAATCTTATGACTTAATTTAGGCATAGTTTCAAAGAAATCTTGTATCTTCTGGAATTGTTGTGTGTCAAATGTTTCTACAAACTCTAACATTTCTTTTTTAGAGAAACTTTTTGCTTCTAGAACATCCTCTCCTTCTACAACCTGAGATATACAATCAATTGTCATATCAAATATGGTATCAACTTTTTGTTGATCAGGATCACCTGTAATATTATTTTTCACAAACATTTCCATGCTTGGATACTTCATAACAATACCAACTTTATCATTTAATTGAATCACTGTATTGTGTTTATCAGATTTTTGAATCTTGACATCCTCAACGTTGACAGCGACTTCCACTTCAGTTGTTTCATCATCAGGACAAACAATGTTCAATGTTATCTCTTCACCTACAGATTTACCTCTGATATTTAGGAATAGATATTCAATATCAAATACAGCAAGTTTGTCTACACTAATACCTCTAGTAAGAATACAATTCTTGAGGATTTGTTTGACAGCGTTCTGCATTTCCTTCTCATCTTCTGTCTCCATAGCGATAAGAAGTATCTTCTCCTCCTTTACAAGGAAGGGTCTATATTTAACTTTCCTGTTTGAGGATGGTAATGTCAACTCATAGGTTGGCGTGTTTAACTTTGGTAAAGGCATTATAACAATAATATATTATAAAAATATTTATACGAGTTTTTTAAAGTTATGCAAATAGGCCCTCTGTTGCAAAAGGATCGAGTGCTGATTCTCCATCAGCATCATCTTTTCTTCGAGCTCCAGTAGGCATAATTGTCTCATATTCAAAATCAATTGATAGTTGAGTCATACTAGATGATTCATTACCCAATTGTGTAGAAGATATATTTGAAGGAAAAGCATTTACTATTTTAATAGCATGAACTGGAACTGACTTAAAGAAACCAGTCGTACCACCTATTTTATCAGGAATAATTTCCTTTGTCATCATTCTTTTTGACTTTGCATTGAATTTTAACTTGTTTAGATTCATCATAGATGAGTTAGATCTTTCATATTTCAATACAGTAATGTCGGAAACATAATCATCCTTATACTTAGTTCTTAAAGTACCATTGTCTCTTGACCATCTAGAATATGGATAGATTGTGTCAGTCCATACATCAAATATTTGTCGAATCAATGAACCAGAATCTAACATGAATGTCATAGAAAATGTATTGAACACTGCACCATAGGCATATTTTAACTGAGGTGTATTGGTAATTCGGTACTCACTCGTAGACATATTTACGCCAGGCATCGTAGCTTCATTTGTATATAATTTCATCAGTTCCATCATCTGTCCTAGACCAGCACTACCATCAGCTAATCTAAATTTACCTTGAAGTACCTCAAATAATTTACTACTACCACCAACATCTATCTGAACATCATAGAGATTCGCCAAACTGAAACCATAAGTTTGAAACTTAGATTTAAATTCATTTAAGTTTGAGAGTGTCATTGTTTAGCCCCATTCCAGACAGCAAGTTTACTTAATCCACCAAAATCTTCTACAGGTAGAAAAGCAGCAGTCTTATAATCAGCACTATTTATCAGAAACATTGGTGTTTCTAGTCCTACAGTCAAATAACTATGGTAAGCGTTCATATCTATCCTTGGTAAAGTTCCACTTTCTAGTAAGGCAACAGCCTCTAATCGTTTTCTCAAACTTAAATAATGTAAATTATATCCTTTAAATTGTAGTCCTCCTTGAATCACATAGACTAAAGGAAATCTATCATAAAAATTTAATCTCTCTGCATAAACTGCTTTGTACTCAAACAAATAGAGTGAGCCTGGACTTGGAACCATAGTCTCTTCCAACTCAGTTAGATCAGCAAACAAATCACTTTGTTTAAAAACTGTTCGCACTGTCTTCCGATACCACTCATAAGAACGTGGTTCATCTCCTGCTGCTTCTTGTACTATGCTGAAAACACTCATACCTTAAGTTCGTCTTCTGTGATGATTTTAAATTGCCATCTTCTGTCTAAACAAAATTGATTTGCAGCCTCCCATTTTGCTTGGTTCTTTGCATACTCAGTTACTTCATAGATATATTTTTTCGTTTGTCTTTTTTGTTTTGCTGGCGGTTTTGTTTGTCTCTTTGGTTTCACTTCAATCAAGTATCTTTTAGTAGTACCATTTGATTCCTTGATTTGCATATAAAAATCTGGGAAGTATCTATGAACTCGATTATCTAATGGAGATCTGTATGGAATTACAACCTCTTCACTACCCCACTCTAAAATATTAGAATTAGAATCACAATATTTCATGAACTTAAGTTCCCAAGATGACCTAAAAATAATGTTACGGTAGTCACCTCTATACTTCCTAATGTTCCTTGGTGTAAATCTGCCTTTCAGAGTATTCATATATAGCTATAGAGAAATAGCGGTCTTCCTAGTATTTATGGCCTCAAAAATATACACTGTTCCAGCAGAACTAAGTAATCTAACACAGTTTGATCAAAATAATTCTGGTAATCTAGTCCTTAATAGTAAACTAAGATGGCCTATAGCAGATCAGCATGATTTTTTGCAAATAGATATAGTAGAATTTCAATTGACAGGTGATGTTCAATATTCTGTAACGCAAACACCAGTAACAAATACACCAAAAGCAACTGAGGCTACCAGTGAGAGTGCAATTACAGAAGCTTCAACAACTAACGTTAGTTTTGATATAACAGATGGTACATTTTTCAGTAATACACAATCAAAAACCAAAGCAAAAATATTTGAACAAATTAGACTACCTATACCAGCGAATGTAAACTATCAAGACAATCCAAAATACAATGAGGGTTCTGGTATAGCAGGTAAAATTTTACCATCACTGGCAAAACAGATTGCAAATGATTCTTCATCAGCAAATATTGCAACAACACTTCAAGCTGCTGCAAAAGCTGGATCTCAAGGACTTGTAATGAGTGTACTAGATAAACTGCCTGGTTTAGGTGGCGGTGCAGCTCAACTTACTCAAAATGGTTTTGGTAAAATTCTAAATCCATATGTCGAACAAGTATTCGGTGGAGTTGGAATGAGAACTTTTAGTTTTAACTGGAAATTAGTTCCAAGAAATGATGAAGAAACAGACGCTATTCAAAATATTATTAAAGTTATAAGAGGAAGATCATTACCAGATTACGCTGCTAAACTAGGACTTAAAGAAAATGGCGGAAGTTTAGATGCTGGAAATATTTCTGATCGTTGGTTAACAGTTCCTATGATATTCAGATTGAACTGGAAAAATGGCGATACTGGTCAACAGATTAAATCTCTTCCTAAAATTAAACCATGTGTCATGACAGATGCACAGATTAATTATACTCCAGATAATATATGGGCAACTTATGAAGGTGCAAATCCAGTTGCATATGATTTAACTCTAGGATTTACTGAGACTGAAATTATTACATCACAAGAAGTACTTGCTTTAGGATATTAAAATGTTTTTCGATTCACAACCAAATTTTTTATACCCAGATTTTAAAAATAAAGATGACTATAAAGTATCTAAAAATTTCTTTCGTAGATTAAGAAGTAGAGATAACTTTAATAGTATATTTTCTTCTTCTTTACCTTACACTGTTACGCCTGGCGAAACTGTAGAACAAGTTTCATACAAAAAGTTTAATGATTCAAAATGGTACTGGACAATTCTATTGATGAATAATATTATTGATATTCGTAGAGAATGGCCTTTATCATCAAATGAATTAGAAGATTATATGGATAATAAATATGGCACATCAATAGATAATACTAGACATTGGGAAACAAATAAAGTTACAGACACAACTTTAGGTACAGTATTAGAACAAGGTGTAATTGTTGAATTTTATGAAGGAACTACTGCTCAACAAACATCAAACTATGTTCCACAAATACAAAATGAATCAGGTAGTGCTGTGAACTGGACTTTTAAATATTTTACACAGTCTGGTGGTAGTCCTAATACTCAAGTAGAAAATATTGTTCCTGCTTCGACAGGACTTACTAAAGTAACGAATAGAGAATGGGAGTATGAAGAGAATGAAAAGAAAAGAGAAATTATAATTCCTAGACAGCAATACTTATCTATATTAGAAGATGAATTAGAAAGTCTATTAAAGTATGAAACGAAATATAAAATTACTAAAAGTGGATTAAGAATATCAGAACCATATCAGTAAAAACCTTTTAGACAAAAAAATGCCCCGAAAATTTTTTCGAGGCTTTTTTTATTGAATTTTTAAATTCGTATTACTCTTCTGCGAGTCTTGAGAAGTATGACATTACATCTTCCTCTTCCTCATTAGAACGAGCAGGAGGTTCAACAGTTGCTGATACAGATGGTACAGGCCCACGACCTTCACTTTCATCTTCAAGATCTTCTTCGGGTATCGGTGATACCTTTTTCTTAGCAGAGAGAACTGTATTCATTCTCTTCTCAAGTTCTTCATATGTTTTGAAGTTCTTAGCATCAGTAAATGCTGTAAGAGAATGTTCTGATTTGTAGATAGCTTCTAATTCAGCATCATCAAAGTCTCCAAGAGTTGATACTTTATCAAACTCAGACTTATCATAATTCCAATAACCATCTAACTTACGAATCTTTAACTTAAAGTTAGCACCTTTCCAGAAATCAAATGGATTGATAGGAGTCTCATCAGCAAATGCAGGTTGCATAGCTTCGACAATCTTATCATGGATTTTCTTTCCATACTTATACAAGAATACTTTACCTTCGTTCTCAGGATGTAAAGGATCTTGAACAACATATATGTTACTGTAATAAGATAACTTACGTTTTTGTTTACGAGCAGTTTCCTTATCACGATCAGATCCAGAGTTCCATAATTGACGATTTAAATCACCAACAGGATCAGACTTGTTAATAGTTGTTAATGAGTTCTCAATATACCAACCGCCAGGACCTTGGAAAGCATGACTGAATAGTTTTGCCCAAGGAAGATCTTCTTCATTAGGTGCTGGTAGGAATCTGATTACAGCGTAACCATTACCACCTTTATCCATCTCAGGTTTCCAAAGATTATCATCTTTAGAATTTGATTCACCAGATGAAACCTTTTCTAGTTCCTTAGTTAATTTTTGAAAAGCAGAAGCAGAATCTCGCTTCAGTGCAGAAAAAGACATGTGTGTTCTCCGTATTTTTTAGTATTTGGCTTACTTTTTTTATTGTAACATAGTTATTGGTATTTGTCAATCATCTAATAACTCTAATGCTCTTTCAACATCTGCTTGCATAGAAACAAAACACTCATCGATATCACCGTTAGTATATCCTAATAGTCTTGCAGATTGTTTTAAGTATTGTATAAATTCAAAAGCATCATCGTCCTCAGAATATTTTGCACGAAAGTATAAAACCTTTTGTAGTTCTATAACTCTACCAACTTTTTCTAAGTATTCTTTTTTTTCTTCATTATCTAGTGTCATACCTCTAGAAGATAAATCAACCAGTCTTTGATAGATTTCAAATAACTGTACTGATTCAGCTCTAATGATAGGATTATCAAAAAATGCCATGTTCTATGCTAATTTTTTTAACAGGATACATTTATATTTATCACGATCTATTTGAAGGAATGGTTCGTATTTCACAACCTGTTTTTTTGTATCAGGCCATACCACAGGTTCTATAATTTGTTTATCAAAGTCAGGAATAAACTTTAAAAGTTTATTTAAAATGACTAATGTTTCTAATGTAATTCTATCTCCATAATATGATTGCAATAAGATAGGATGATTGCCAGATTTACATTCAAATACTTTTTCAAACTTAGAAATATCTAATAGATAATCTATATCACTTTCAAATATAAATGACATACTCTGAACTTTTTTCTTCCAGTCAGTGTATACTTTAGAACCATGTATTGATATATCGCCAATCCATGTGTTGTTATTATTTACAAAGTATGATACAAAATATTGTACAACTGTATCTTTATCAAACTTTGCAGCTAATTTTTTAAAAAAATATCTATCTTTTCTTTTATCAAACGCTGACTGAGATGCCCTAGATTTACCATTAAAGGTAAAATAATTATAGTTATCTTTAGTGAAGTGTAACTTTAATGCTAAGTAAGTTTTGTAGACATCAAAACCTGTCATTACACTTGCGGTAGTTTAGCTCGAGTAGTTCGTTTAATACAATTCAATCTTTGTGCATCTGCACGAAGTTTTTCTTTAAGTGGTTTAGAAATAAGTTTGTTTACTGTAGTCAATTCAATGTCATGTTCTTCACAATAACAAATCACTGCCTCCATGTAATTTAATTCTCCTTTACAAGCAAGGAAGATCTTTTCTATTTCCATTGAGAATTTAGAAGCGGTTAAAAATTTACCGTCCAATAAATTTTCGAGTTCATCCTTTTGTTGTTTCATTAAATGCTTTCCAGTCCTTGATGTATTGCATAAGTAATCTAATAAATTTGGACTTGTTGTATTCTTCATAGACTTCACATTCTCCATTTTCACATGACATGATAATTACTAGTTTTTTAACAGTTAGACCTGTTAATTCATATAACATACAAGCATAAGCAGCTGCTTGTACAAAGTATCCTTCAATCCACTTTCTAGGTTTTGGTTCCTTAGAAGTTTTGAAGTCCACGATGGCGAGTTCACCGTTGTATTCTGCAATGCAGTCAACAGTTCCTGCTACACCTAACTGTATACTATATAGTGGTTTTTCTAGAGCGTATATATTATCAAGATTATTTAAAAAAGGTTTAGATATTTTAAATAAAAAATCTGATAATGGTTGAACCTCTGGAAGTTCTAAATTTTTTAGATAGTATTCAGTAATTGTATGAGTGTCAGTACCACGACTGGCAGCTCTTCTAGAAATTTTGTTTGCTTCTACAGTACCAACTCTGCGGCGCCATTCTGCAATTGATTTTCTAGATTTATGACTGGTAATAGATGTTATAGATGGAAGTTTTTGATCTCCAATTTTATAATATCTTGTACCATTTACATTGACTCTTTTTAAAGGAGTCACATCTATTTCACAGTGATTAAACATTACAACCCAGCATTGATTTTAGCTATCAGATAACTTCTAATCAATCCAGAACGAACGATATCAGGTATACCAAATTCAGTTACACCAAACTCTTCCATAGTTCTAATAATACCAAGGAAGTTATATACGCCATTCCTTTCATTAGTTTTCACTAAATCAGATTGTAAAGCATCGCCGCAGAACATAACTTTAGTATCTTCTCCGACTCTTGTTATTATACTATCAAGTTCGTGAAAATTCAAGTTTTGACATTCATCTATGATAACAATTGATCTATCTAATGTGGTTCCTCGAATGAAACTTGTAGACCAAAATGAAATAGTATCTTGTACTTTTAAATTGTTATAAAGATTATCAAATGAATCATCATCAGGCATCTCAAACATATATTGTACCATCTGTTTGTATGGTATCTGATATAAAAATGATTTATCTTCATGATCGCCAGGCAAGAAACCAATCTCTCTTGTTGCTACAAGAGATCTTACAATATAAATTTTATCGTAAGGAGTATGGTCATCAAACACAGCTCTTAAAGCTAAATACAATGCAACAAAAGTTTTACCTGTACCAGCAGCACCATAAAGATATAAGTTTTTACCATCTTTCCAATCAGCAAATACTTTATCTTGAGCTGGAGTTAGAGGTTCAATATCTAAAAGATACTGAGAATTAATAGGTCTCTTTCTTTTTAATACTTTATCTGAAGTTTCTGATAGAGACTTCTTCTTAGTTCTTGCCATAATTAGTAAGAGTTAGGATCAAATGTAGCGCCTGGATGATGATTTTTAATGTTAGTTAATACATCTTTAAATCCACCATCAACTTTTGCCTTCCAGTGACCTACCTCACCACATCCAGCAACACCAGCTTGCCAATCTCTATGCCAGTTAGGATTATCTGAATACCATTGATCTATATCATGGATACTCATAGAGACTTCTTTTTTCTCTCCAGTTTCTTTGTGTATAACAGGATAAATTGCCATAATTAATGAATCTTTACAAAGTTATTTAGTCATAACCAATTCGGTTTTCTGGATGGGTCACGAAGATAATTAGATGCAGCCCAAGGTTTGGAGGCAATGTAAGTTTTGTAAGCAGTAAAAGTGTCAATCCTTGTGTTATGTTTGTATTCATCAGGCATTGCTCTGGTAAAAGAATTAACCAAGGGATAACAACTGACATCTGTTTTGGAACGAGCATTGAATATTTCTCTAGACTCGTGCAAGGGTGCAGCACAGGAATGTATTTTATCATATCGATGTGTGTACTCGTTTGACAAAGCAATTCCATGTTCTATTAACCATGCAAGGTTTGGCATACTTGAAGCAGCCCACTGAGTACATGGATGATTACGAAAGGCACCTTTAGATGTTTTGTATGGTTCACCATCTTTTTTCTTGAGGAGATCATCACCCCAATGAAGATACCAATGAGAAAAAATAATAGAAAGCATCTGACATGATTCTAGTGGCATCTTAACAACATGCTTGTCAGGTAATACCTGTGCAGAAATTGTTGGAGATGGATCAGTAACAAAGATATTCATTTGAAATTGAATAAGAAATCATTAACAAGACTTTCTGCTTTTTCTTGACCGAACTTACCTTTGAGATAACCACCCACAGGATCTAGTCGAGTCATATAAGTATCGAAGTCTTTGTACACACTTGTGTCATTGTGTTTTGGTTTCTCTAATTCTAACATATTTCTGTACTTAGTCAAGTAGTTCTTAAATGTAGATAGATAAGCATCTACTTCTTCCATCTTACAATACCTAACAAATATATTTTCAGAGAAATGATTTCCCATTTCAAAAAATCTATATTCTTTCTCTGCTTTTGGTAGATCATCAAAAGAAAGTAAATAATTTTCTACAGGATGTTGGAAATCAAATACTACGATTACTCTCTTCTCATTAAACGCCATCAGATCCATACCAAAACAAGGCAGATTACTACCTGTTTTTGGATACAGAATATTATTATAGATACATGAATTATCAGACCATATCTCTACCTCTCTTGACTTAATGAGATGTTTATTCGTATATGTTTTTGCTACAAGTTGAGTTCCCTTACCTTCCCATGTAGCCCATGTTTCATTTTCTTTTAATTGAATAGCATTAGATAATGCTTCTTTATAATTTTTCCAAAGGTTCATGTCTACGATTTTTAATGTATTTCAATTGGTGCCAGTTTGTTGAGTAACATAATAACAAAGTATGAATCATTTTGTGAGGATCTTTCTTTGCATAGTTACAATTAGGTTTAGGTCTAACACCAGTTTCTATTGTAATATATGTTGGTGCAGTAACCCATCCTTTTTTTGGAACTGGTGGATCTCCTTTAAAGTAAACCCAACCTTCATCTTTTAATATTCCGCCCCAATAAGGACGTTCCCAGACGACATAATCGCCTACTTGTGGGTCATAGTGTTCCATCCTAATGCCTCACTTACAATTGGAAATTCTCCTATAAAAATACATTGAACTGCTCTTGCAACATTCATATGTTCTTTCTGTGTACCATGTCCTGTTCTTAAATCAATATAATGAACCCATGATCGAACACTACCTGTCATATACAAACGAGTTGGTGTAGCAAGTGGTAGAATAAATCTAGCACATTCTTTTGCAACTCCAGCTTCTAACATCTCTTTATAAATTTTCATTCCATCGACAAAATGCCTCTGCATTTTCAATTCAAAATCTTGAACTACAAATGGATCTAAATCATCAATACTATTCTGTCTATTCTTATTGTCTTGTCTTCTTAATTCTGGTATAGGAATTTCCTTACCCAACATACTACTGTCAGCATATCGTTGACTAAACTCTTGAAATGTAAAACTTCTATGTCGTAATATTTGTGCAGCAAGTCCTCTAGTGGTATTAATTTCCACTGTCATATGTGCCTGTTCAAATACCGACCAGTGACCGTGCTTGATGCAATAACCTAACAAACCACTTACGTTTGGATTGTCCTGATTGTTGGGGTTGCTGACTCTCGCTACATACCCCATTGTCTCCTCTGCTTTGGGAGTCACACTTACCAGATTTACTTTCATGTTTTCGGAATAGTTTTGCATATAGAACGTCCTGTTTACTATAATAATCTGGACGTTTTTTATAAATTTTTATAATCTTCTTTGCTGCTTTTTTATCGTTCATTTTTTCTTCTTTTTTGGCGGTGGCGCCGTTTGTATTTTCCATAAGTATGGAGCAATTCTTCCTTCGGATTGTCTCATCCATTGGAAACCTTTTTTATATTTGTCGTAGTAGTGATCAAATAGTTCTACTTTAGTACCAGCGACAGTAATATCATGGTGAATTGATCCTGTATTATCTTTTTTATAACAAATTAAGTAAGCAGTATAAGGTAATTTCTTATCTTCTGCTAACTTAGGATCACAATCTTCATGAAGTATCATCATGATCTCTTACCCCATTGTATATCAGGGAATGCTTCATCTACACATGCTTTAGTAATCTTATATTTCTTTTGAAGATTACCATCTTTAATTAAACAAATTAAGGATGCTTCATCAGCATGTAAACCTTCAAGCAGTTGAAGAAACATTCTTTCTCTTGTAGGTCTGTTTAAAGTATTGTTACCACCTTTTACAAAGTGATATAACTTTCTATACTCCTGTAAGAGTCTTGAGTGTTCAGTACCAGCTGGTGCATCATTAGGTGTATAAGGTACTTCACCTTCTGGAACCATACTTACTACACTAGTATCATAATTCCATATTAAAACTGAAGTTAAAGCATCTGTTCTTAGTTGCTTTAATAGTTCAATCTTTTTTGGTTTTGTTTTCGCATTAGATACTTTCTGCAAAACTTCAGAAAGTAACATTTGGTTTTTGTCGAGATCGGCCATCTTAAAAGTCCTCCAAGTTATTCATTAATGAAACCAATTTATGTTCTACAAAATAGTCAACAGACAATTTTGTTTTATCGTTACTATTTAACGACTTAAATTCATCGAGAATTTTAGATCTTAAATCATCAGGAATACATTCCAGATCTATAAGCTTTTTATTTCTCTCATAATTATCAAGTTTTTCTTTAGTATTACAGAACACAGATGGATCAGCATAGATCCATTTCTCTAAGTTCTTTTTACTAATAGGTCTTTGCCTTTTATTTGTTACAAAAGTATCACCAGAGGATAAGAAGTTTGGTATACCATCGCTTCTATCTCCTTTAATGATATGTTCTGCAATGTATTCTATAGGATTAAAATCTGCTACAAAAGTTTTTTGCAAAGGATTATACTGAGTTACAGTATTAAATTTTCTCAGTTGAATAAAATCTTTATCACCAGATAAAATAAGTATCTGATCTTTAGGATATTTCTGAGATAGATGTTTACATAAAGCACTGATAATATCATCTGCTTCAGCACCATCTACTTCCATCACAATATAAGGAAGGTTACTCCTTATCTCGTCACGAATTTTATTTAAGATTTCAAAGATAGCGTTCCAATCATAGTTAGATTTTTCTCTATCTTTTTTTCTATTTTGTTTGTAATAGGGGAAAAAATCCTTTCTCCAATAGTGTTTACTATCGTAACAAAGAATCATATCGCCATATTTTTCTCTAAACTTTCTATTGTAAGATTTTAGAGAGTTCAATACCATGTGACGAACTAGATTTTCATCAAGTTTTTCGCCAACCTTTAGTGACATCATCAGATTACTGATCATGCATTGGTTCATGTCAACGAGAATCATAATTACTCTTCTTCGAGTTCCTCCTCCTCTTCTGGTGTAGGAAACATTACTGTTAAAAGTTCTGTTTGATCTACAGTACCATCTTCATTAAGCATCTCTGGATGAGATATAGCTTTTGCATATGCAGCATTATCTAGATAAGAATCTACATAGTCTTTAGCTATCCAACTTGTAAGTGATCCTAGAATAAAAGCTCCTAGAGTCAGTAATACAACTATTGCTGTTAAATCAATCATGGCGTACTCCAATCTTGTAATTATTTAGAGAGGAGAAGATATTTCCTAATCAGTATAACACATCAATATGATACTGTCAATCCTTTCGTTTTATTTCCATGTCATCTAAACCTTTAACTTTAGATGGCGTAGTGGTAATAATAGTGGTAGGTTTGTTTTCCTTCTCCCATGTTTCTACTATATTTTTTGCTTGTATATCGACATCTCTCATTGTATTTTCTATCTTAATATCTATCCACTTCTGTTTCAACCATTTTATTACAGCTAATAAGAAAGGTTGAATTGCTGGGTGTTGTTTCCACGCCCACATAGTAGCATGTTGATACCATGCAGTGTTACCTTTACCAGTTATAAATGTCTTTTCAAATTTAATTTTCATGCAATCATTAACATAGCTTTTCTTAACTCTCTTGAATGATCTAATTCATCCTGTGCAATCTCTGCTATCTTAGTATCTTCTGGATGATATGCAGAATACTTTACATAAGTTTCATAAGCATGCTTCTCGATCTTCATGTTTATGTCGTAAGCGTTAACAGGATTGATGAGATAGTAAACA